TGTCTCGTAAATCTCGTAAGTCTCGTGGAACACGTAGTAAACGTCGTGGTTCGAGTAAGAAGTATTCCAAGCGTACCAGTAGACGTGGAGTAAGAGGACTTGCTGGTGGATCTGCAATAGTCGGTGGTCGCGATGAGGAAGATCCTGCTGTTAAAGCTCACATGAAATCTGGTGTTGTTGTAGAATATGGTGTTAGTGGTAATTTGGATAGTGCAGTGTCAACGCATCGATATTCTTCAATGTCTTTGGTTCATTCTACGGTGCCTCAAATTCAGTTGATGGAGGCATTATGTGTTTCGTTGATTAAGACGTTGTTTATTCGCGCAGGTTATCATGTAAAGAATATTGGAGATCCAGTTGGAAATACTGGTTTTGGTATTGGTGTTTTGAGTTTATATGTTGATTACTATTATGGTATTGCTGGGGCACATAGTCAATTTGATATTCAGATTACTCCTGGCACCACCACATATTATGTTGCTGCTGTTGATCTTGCGTCGAAATTTTTGTCTAGATCGGCGAATCGAGCGCAGGAATTGGTTAAATTTGGGAAAGCTTGGCTTGCAGCTCCTGATACTGGTACTAATTGGTTGTCTTCTATTGATTTGGATGTTTGTCGGTTTAAGATTGATATTGTGTCAAATTTGGTTTATCAGAATCGCACTGTAGCTGATGACAATAGTTCTAGTGCGACTGATATTGATCAAGTTCCGTTGTTTGAAGTGCAAACATATGGTAACGGATCTGGTCCTATTTCGAATGACGGAAGTATTCGTGGAACCGGTATTCAGTCATTTTTTGTTGATGCGAAAACGGGAGTACTTGGTGTTAAGCATGGTAATGCTGCTGGTGTTGTTGATAAGTTTTTGACTGCTGAGCCGTCGAAAGGAACTTGGCAGAATTCTAAGAGAATTATAGATACAATTGCTAATCCCGGTGTTGTTAAGCAGTCCAAGTTGAAGAGTCGATATAATTTTACTTTTACGAAGTTGATTCCTTATTTTCGGTTTTGGAGTGAGGATGGATCTATTCCATTGAATCCTTTAACTCATCGTACTTATTCTAAATTAGGTAAGTATAAGCATTTGTGGTTTAGGAAGACTATTTCAATTGGAAGTACCCTTACAAACATTCCTGTTCAGATTGCTTATCAACATCATTGGGCTGTTGGCATTACTTGTAAGTACAAGGAGAACAACCGTACAGTTGCTTATGTTGCAAATGAACAATAATATGCCAATCCTAGAGGGTTCCTCAAGTGTAACGCTAGTATTACCCTCTAGGATGGCATTACAAGTTACAAAATCAATTGATTTACTAATTAAATTTACTTAGTACGTTACAAAACCCCTGGAACATTCTATAGTGTTCTATGGACTGCGCCAATGAAAAAGTTCCCACCCCTGACTGTGCCACTTTGTCTATAAAAGGACGGCATTTTTTGCGCATTAATTAATGTCAAAACAAAATGTTGGAAGAATTTGGATTGGAACGCTCCCATACACCTCCGCCGACGACATCTCCGGAAAGTCAGAGTCCTTTGCCTATGCGAAGGGTCAGCAGGAGATTGGAGTCGAGGGCGGCTATCACCACTGGCAATTCCTTGTATGGATGGGAAAGTCAGTCCGTCTCTCCGCTCTCAAGAAGATTTGGCCAACGGGACACTTTGAGTTGGGAAAGTCCGCAGCAGCCGAGGAGTATGTTTGGAAGGAAGACACTGCCGTTGCCGGATCACGGTTTGAAGTTGGGCGAAGACCAGGAGTGCGAAGTGCTCCTAAAGATTGGCAAGCAATCCGTTCTGCAGCTTGTGAAGGACGGTTGGCAGATGTCCCGGACGATGTCTTTATTCGCAATTACGGTCAGTTGTCAAGAATTGCTTCCGATTATATGGTCCCTGTTGGAATCGTCAGAAGAGTTATTGTTTATTGGGGAAGGACAGGTTCAGGAAAGTCTAGAAGAGCCTGGGATGAAGCGGGTTTGGACGCATACCCGAAGTCTCCTCTCAGTAAGTTTTGGGACGGGTATCGAGGCCATAAGAACGTTGTTGTCGACGAGTTCAGAGGTGGAATCGATATTGGACATGTCCTCAGATGGTTCGATCGTTATCCAACTATTGTGGAAATTAAGGGCTCCTCTGTTGTTCTCAAGGCAGAGTCTATATGGATCACCTCCAACATATCACCCGAACAATGGTACCCTGGAATAGATGCTGAAACATTGTCAGCATTGTTGAGGAGATTGGAAGTTACTCACTTTGAATAAAAACTAGGTTTAGGTCTAGGGAAATTTGTTGTGGGGAATCATTAGGGAAATTTGTTGTGGGGAATTACGCCTTGGGTGGGGGTATAATTGAGCATAACGGCGCCGCCAGCCGTCTAGGGGTACAACTAGAGGATGTATCAATATTGCGCTGCGGCGCGTGCCGGATTCGATGAGGAGGAAACTATAATCGGCCACTGCCTTCCGCGCCGTAAAGAAGATTTAGGCAGCTTACTTACGTTTACCTGTGAAAAAAAAATTGTTATGGGTAGGTTTAGTGAGCCTAATTTTAAGGGTCCATGGGATGAATATTCTGATGAAGGTAGGGAGCCAATGTGGCCACGTCAGTTGTATAATTTTCAGCGAAGATTTTCAGCTGGAGAATTGGTCCCGCCTCTTTCTGAAAAAAATATTAAAATGGGTGATGCAATGGAAGTTACTCCCCCTGATGACAAACGTGGAAGGAAGCGAACAATTTCTGATATTGATAGTGTTCGTAAAGCGTTGTCTTTTGCACGCAGTGTAGGTACACAAACTGGTTCTTCAAAAAAAAAAATGAAAAATGGTCGCCGTGTTGTTTCTAAGGTGTCTCGTATGTCTCGTAAATCTCGTAAGTCTCGTGGAACACGTAGTAAACGTCGTGGTTCGAGTAAGAAGTATTCCAAGCGTACCAGTAGACGTGGAGTAAGAGGACTTGCTGGTGGATCTGCAATAGTCGGTGGTCGCGATGAGGAAGATCCTGCTGTTAAAGCTCACATGAAATCTGGTGTTGTTGTAGAATATGGTGTTAGTGGAACCGCTACTAGTGCTGTAGCTGGTGAAACTCAAATTTTTAAGTATTCGTCTATGGCGCTTGTTCATTCTACTGTTCCTCAAATTCAATTGATGGAAGCTTTGTGTGTTTCTTTGGTGAAGATTTTGTTTATTCGCGCAGGTTATCATGTTAAGAATATTGGCGAACCTATTGGAAATACTTCAGAAGGAACTAGTGTTTTGAGTCTTTATATTGATTACAATTATGGTGTTGGTGGTCTTCATGGTCAAATTGGTGTTTCTGCAACTCCTGGAACTACTACTTATTATGCTTTGGCTCTGTTGATTGCTGCAGATATTTTGTCTAAATCTGCTAATACTGTGCAGAATATTGTGAAATTTGGTAAGGCATGGTTGGCAAGTCCTGCGGCAGGTACAAATTGGTTGTCGTCTGTTGATTTGGATGTTTGTCGGTTTAAGATTGATATGGTGTCAAATTTGGTGTATCAGAATCGTACCATTGCGGATGATAGTAGTTCTAGTGCGATTGATATTGACCAAGTTCCGTTGTTTGAAGTTCAAACTTTAGGGAACGGTTCTGGTCCAATATCAAATGATGGAAGTATTGGAAGTCGCCCTATTGAACAGTTTTTTGTTCATGCAAAAACTGGTGTTCTTGAAATTAAGCATGGTACTTCTGCTGGGTTAGTTGATAAGTTTTTGACTGCAGAGCCTTCGAAGGGAACTTGGCAAAACTCTAAAAAGATTTATGATACAATTGCTAATCCTGGTGTTATGAAACAGTCTAAGTTGAAGAGTCGATACAATTTTACGTTTACGAAGTTGATTCCTTATTTTCGATTTTGGAGTGAAAATAATTCAACTCCTTTGGACCCTGCAACCCATCGAACTTATTCGAAATTAGGTAAGTATAAGCATTTGTGGTTTAGGAAGACTATTTCAATTGGAAGTACAACCACAAATATTCCTGTTCAAATTGCTTATCAACATCATTGGGCTGTTGGTATTACTTGTAAGTACAAGGAAAACAATCGCACTGTTGCTTATGTTGCAAATGAACAATAAATTCGTTTACCTGTTGTAGCCATATATGTAGGACCCCGGAACAATTTATTGTTACGTAGTATTACCTACATATATAGGCGTAACCTCGTTACAAAACTTCATAATTGTACAGTTGATTCGGTTAAGGTTGATTGGCGCAGTAACCTTAATCCCAACCTGAACCCAGCATAAACCATTTTAGACAATACCTGTGATTGGAATCAATTAAATCACAATGTCAAATGGAGGAATTAAATCAACTGTTGTTTCAAAGCCCGCTCGCTGGTGGATTGGCACAATACCCTACTCCCAATTCCCCGATATCAATTGTGGATTTGACAATGACGTCGCCTTTGCAACCGGTCAACGAGAGGTTGGAGGAGAGACAGGATACGAACATTGGCAGCTCGTGGTCAACTTCAAGAAACCCCAACGTCTCAGTGGCGTTAAGAAGAAGTTCGGTGGTGCTGGACACTGGGAGCCCACAAGGAGTGAATCAGCACTCGGATATGTTGTCAAGGATGAATCATCTGTACCCGGAACTCGATTTGAATATGGAGCCAAGCCAATGCAGCGAGGTGACCCTAAAGATTGGGTTGCCATACGAGATGCAGCTATGGGTGGACGGCTTCAAGATATCCCGGCAGATATATACGTGCGCTGTTACAACCAGTTGCGTAGGATTGAGTCAGACAATTTGCAGCCAGCTGGAATCGAACGAAAAGTTCAAGTTTATTGGGGTCGGACTGGAAGTGGAAAATCGCGACGAGCATGGGAGGAAGCTGGATTGTGTGCATATCCGAAAGATCCTCGGAGTAAATTTTGGGACGGTTACCGAGGTCATCAGCACGTTGTCATCGATGAGTTCCGTGGTGGAATTGACATCAGTCACATGTTGCGATGGCTCGACCGCTATCCATGTGTGGTGGAAGTCAAAGGAAGCTCTACCGTCCTTAAAGCGACGTCTATTTGGATAACGTCTAATATTCCCCCTCAGTTATGGTATGTTGGATTGGATAATGGTACTGTGGATGCGTTATTAAGGCGAATGGAAGTTGTACATTTTGAATAAAAAAAAAATAAGTAAATGAAGGCTGTTACTTATGCTGAATTGGCAGCTGTTACTAGAAATTTGTTACCATTGTTTACCGCTGGCGGGCCAGGTGGTGGCGGTGGTGGGCGTAATTTTAGTGTTCCTTCTTTTTCAGGCATGGTTAGGGATCGACAGCAAAGTCAAAAGAATGCTAGAGATTGGAATATGACGAACAGTCGTCGTATGAAGCCTGTTGTAAAAGGTCGTAAGTTTACTTTAACTAGTCGTTCTGCTGGTAAGTTTAAGCGTAAGTATAAAAAGGTCCGTCGTCGGTCTAAGGTTCAGTCCAGTGCCAAAAATGGTGTTGTCAAAACTTTGGAACACGGCGGGACTGTTGTTGACAAGTATTGTTGTCATTTGATTCATCATTCTATGCCTATTGAGGGTATTATGCATGTTTGCTTTGTTGCTTTGGCTAAGAAGCTTATTGAAAAGTATTTCGGTGTTCAAATTGCAAATTTGAAACAAGGTTTTAATGAATTTTCTGGTGCTTTGTTTCATATTGATATTAACTATTTTCCCACGTCTACATCTATTAATCATAATACTGGTCAGATTATTATTGCTGCAGGTAGTGTGGAAAGTGTGGAAACTATTGGCCAGCGTATTTATGATCAGTTTCGTGCTGCTGTCGCTACTTATAGTTCTTCTGAATTTTGGAAGATTCGTTTGTATGCTGAACCTTATGGTTCTGTTCAGCGTCATGCGGAAATTAATTTGCGTACTTTGATATTTGATATTTACTCCAAGTCCTCTTTGAAGATTCAGAATCGCTCAAAGAATCCTCTTGGAACTGAATCTGACGAAGTTGATAATGTTCCTGTGTATGGAAAGTCTTATATTGTTAATGGCAGTTCTTTTTTGTTGAATGATAGACATCGTAGTACTGCTGCGTTTTTTACGCCATTTGTTGCAAGTCAGGAGCATGGATTTACTGCTGTTACTGGTGAGACTGATGTGACTGGTGCTACTAAGGAGCCTCCTGTTGCTAGTTATTTTAGTAATTGTAAGGGTACTCAGAAGGTGCGCATTGAGCCTGGTACTATTAAGACGTCGGTTGTTGTGTTTAAGAAGCAGGTTAAGTTGGTTGATTTAATTACTCATTGGATGCCTGGGATGACTACTGGTGCTACTCGTTTTAGGAATGCTTTAGGTCAGAGTAGAATGTATTCTTTGGAGAAGATCATTGAGACTATGGAAGGTGATGCTACCCCTTCTGTGAACATTGAAATTGGATTTGAGAATAATACTCAGTTTATTGTTAGTGTTAAAGAGAAGTATACTCCTATGGCAGCACAGTTGTTTCAAAAGATTTAGTAAAAGCCTGTTTGGGGAATCACGCCTTTGGTGGGGGTATAATTGAGCATAACGCCTTTGGTGGGGGTATAATTGAGCATAACGGCGCCGCCAGCCGTCTAGGGGTACAACTAGAGGATGTATCAATATTGCGCTGCGGCGCGTGCCGGATTCGATGAGGAGGAAACTATAATCGGCCACCGCCTTCCGCGCTGTAGCTGCGCGCTAGCGGCAACAATTAAGCCATATATGTAGGACCTCTGAAACATTTTTGTTTCACAGTATTACCTACATATATCGGCGTAACATATAACAATTTATATATAATTGTACAGTTGATTCGGTTAAGGTTACTGCGCCAATCAACCTTAATCCCAACCTGAACCCAGCATAAACCATTTTAGACAATACCTGTGATTTGTTACTAATTAAATTATGGCAGAACAAAATAAAAAGTATGGATTGGCAAGAATTTGGATTGGGACCCTTGCCTACACCTCGATCACAGATATCAGTGATAGATCTGACAGCTTCAAGTACGCCAAGGGTCAGCGAGAGATCGGAGACGGAGGATTCGATCATTGGCAGTTCGTTGTTTACCTCGGAAAGCCAGCCCGACTTTCGGCTCTCAAGAAGATCTGGCCCACAGGTCATTTCGAGCCAACAAAGTCCGTTGCAGCAGAGGAGTACGTATGGAAATCTGAGTCCAGAGTTGCTGGAACTCAATTCGAACTTGGAGAGAAGCCTCTACAACGAAACAACGCTAAAGATTGGGAAGCCATCCGAAGTTCAGCTATGTGTGGACGGTTGGATGATATCCCGGCAGATGTATACGTTCGTTGCTATCAGCAGCTCCGAAGAATCGAATCGGATCATTTGCAACCACTTGCTGTCGAACGAAAGGTTTTCTGTTTTTGGGGACGAACTGGTACTGGAAAGTCGAGAAGAGCTTGGGAAGAAGCAGGATTGTGTGCTTATCCTAAAGATCCTCGGTCTAAATTTTGGGATGGTTACCGAGGTCATCAGCATGTTGTGGTCGACGAATTTCGTGGAGGAATTGACATCGGACATATGCTTAGATGGCTCGACCGCTATCCATGTGTGGTGGAAGTCAAAGGAAGCTCTACCGTCCTTAAAGCGACGTCTATTTGGATAACGTCTAATATTCCCCCTCAGTTATGGTATGTTGGATTGGATAATGGTACTGTGGATG